TCCGGTAGAACTTCAAAAACGCCAGGCTCAGCATCCGTAATAGGATTTCCTGCAGCATCTTTATCATCTCCGGTGTATTGTTCGCCTGCAGGAGATGTATAGAATCCCATTTTTGATGCTGCAACACGTGCAGCTGTCAGTTCTGCCTCTTCATACCCGTCGAGCATTTTTATACGAGTCATAGCGCTGTGCATCCAGGGGACACCTCTCCCTTGAGACACACGATCTGGGCGATATCCGTGAATGATCTCTTCAGCAGGTATTCGTTCACGCTCAATCCCTGCGATATTCGTTCCGCTTGGATGTTTGGTAAATACGTGATATGCGATAGGTTTCCCCCATGCGTCATATTCAATCCCCATAGAGATACGTTTTATTTCATCGTTGTATTTTTCGTCGAGATGATCAGCTTCGATCAGCTGAAGCTTAAGCCCAGTTTTTTTGTCAAAAATCTTACGGACTAACACCTCTCCATCCTGGGCGATAGACTGTATAAATAAGTTTTGGAAATCGCGCCACGAGTGTTTCCCCGTAACATCACAGTTTCCTTTTTTGCCCCATTGCCACCATGCATTTTCAATAATAGTGTTTGCAGTTCGGTCGAGAGTTCCTTTTGGGTCTTTTGAGCGTACTTGAAGCCCTATCCCCCCATGCCCGATGACGTTAGTTTTTACCATACGAATATACTTTTTTGCATAGTCATTGTTTCGAACTAAATCCCGGCTACGTGCACGCATAGTGGAAAGGTTATTCGATATCTCTTTATCGGCTGTTTGGCTATGAGTATTCCATGATGAAAAAAGCCTTCCCGCTTGAGCAGCGGCATAGCTTCGTTTTTGTGGTTGTTTTGAATATCCGAATTTCTTTAAAATATTTTCAATCATTTAAAACGCACCATTACCTTTCGGCCTGATCCCATACCTGAAGCGATACGCTCTTTTGCCTCTTCATTTGAAACTTCACGAAGATAAAATGATCTAAGCTTCAAAAGCTCTTCATGGGAAATGAATTTGATTCTGCGGCCGTTGATTTCATATTCAATCTGTTCTTGAGATGCGCGGTTCTCTAATCGAGCGTTGATAGCTTCAAGAACTTTTCGTGCGTGAGTTTTTGAATTGATATTTTTTAATATAACAATACCGGAAGAGAGAGTGTATCGCTCAGTAGCATTAGTAACGTAGAATTGAAATGGCTTTTCTCCATCGGCATATACGGCGGTAATGCTAGATGGTATGTTAAAAGAGTGCACACATCCATCACCATCACCGTCAATTACGGAATTTGAATCTATCAGATAATGTGCGGTCCACTCTGGAGCAGGATAATCGCTAAGCGAAACCTCAAATTTAACAGTGTCTCCGATGATAATTACGCTTGGTGTTTCAATCATGTTGCAATTGTTGCAACTTGAAAGAGCATATTTTAAAAAAAAATAGGAATATTCAAAAAAGTTGCAACAATTATGAAACTATTATCGCCATGCTCCTGCAAAACCGCCACGGCTTCGTCTTATTTGTGGTCTATTTGTTGGCATATTTATTAGTTTTTCCTCTGTATTTTCATCATTTACACTGTCATATTCTTTTTCATATTCTGCAATATTAAGTTTTATAGCCCGATAATTAGGATTTAAAATCGATAGTGCTGCTAATGCATAGACGTTTAGATCGAGTGCTTCATTACGTGGTCTGGTCTTGACCCATACCCGTCGCGGGAATCCTCTCTCAAACTTTGTCATTATCTTTTCAGCTGTGAGCTGTTTGAAAAATTCTTCATCATAGCTTTTATTAAAATGCATAAACCCAGGACCGTATGTGTCGATTTTCATACGCGCAAATATCAACTCTTTTGCTGTATCGGTTCCAACCATAAAAAGTTTAACGTTTGATTTGTTAGATCTGCTTCCTCTTCCCACTAATGGAGATCCTGGAGTGGATGAACCTTTTACGGCATAAATCCGTCTCGCCTCTTTATTTTTACAAAATTTATAAACAGCATCTGTAAAGTGACCTCCTGAGTCAATACACGTTGCAGAGATACGCATTACATACCCAAGCTCATTCTCGTATGTTTTAAGCAATGCATCATCAAGTTCCTGCCATATCTTAGGCTTTGCAGGATCTCCGTGAATGATGATCTGCTCTATCCCCCAGGACTCATCTCCTTCTCCAAATCCTTTTATTTCAACTTCTATACGATCATCCTGTACGTCCGCACCTGCTACAATAACCAAAGCGCCTTTTGGTACCCGTTCATATTCTTCACGTCGATTATATATCTCAAGATCAGAAAGCTGTATTCCTTCCTCTTCCCATGATTCACCAAGCGATGTATTTATAAACGTTTTAAGTGTTTCAGGTGACTTCTTTGCCTCTAAAAAGTTAATCACCATGTCAGACAATGGAACCCACGGTGAATAAATCTCATTGAGATGAAACCCTGCTATCCCTTTTGTATCACGCTCAGTAACCCATCGTCCATTTCGTACCGCCGTCCATCGTTTTGGATCACTCCACATCGATCCACACTCTTCACAGCAATATGCAGCACTATGCGGATCATCTTTTTCCCATGTTACATTTGACCATTTCAGATGCTGTTCTAATCCACATTCAGGACATGGAACATAATAACGTCTTTTATCGCTCTCCTCGTATGCCATTTCTATACGAGAAACGCCTTTTACTGTCGGAGTAGATACAACCATCCTTTTTCTATTCCAGAACGTTGTAGTACGCTTAAATGCAAGCGAAAGTGGATCACCCTCAGCTCCTGCACTCTGAGGATAACGATCTACTTCATCCGCCAATACTACTCGAACCGGTCTTGATGCAAGTGAAGCGGGAGAGTTTGCCCCTGCAATAGTGATATGACCCCCTTGGAATGTCTTATGTAGTATGGTATTACCGCTATCACGTGCCTTTGAATCGCTTATTTTGTCCGTAAGTGTTCTTGTATCTCTTATCATAGGGCTGAGCCTGTCTTTTGACCAGGTGTTACCCATCTCTAGCGTTGGCTGTAGCATCAGCATCGGTGATGGGTCCTGATCTACAAAATAACCAACGATATTATTGAGTAATTCTGTTTTTCCTATCTGAGCTGATGACATTACAACGACCGTATGAATCTTTGGATCGCTGAATGCATCCATCATGCCGCGTTGGTATTCTGCTCTGTCCGTTCTCCATTTGCCTGGTTCAGCTGATGCCTCAGCGGATAGATACCGGTATTCATCAGCCCACTCTGATACACTCAGTCTTTTTGGTGGTGCAACTACGGATAAATTAAACGTTCTCAAGGCGTGATAGCTCCATCAAAAGTTCATACATAGCATCATCTAGAATCGATTTTGCTTCTGCTATGGTTTCGATACCAATCATAAGCGGTGCGATTTTGGTTGGGACAGACATTGCACGAGATCGAAAAGCTATAAGTACCTGCTCATTTTCCTTTCTAGCTTCCTCTACCGATATGAGTTCTCCTGATCTTCGCTTATAATCAAGCTCTGAAATTTTCCCCTGATAAAATTCTTTGAATGTTTTCACCTGGGATAGACTCATATCTAAAAAATCACTATCCCCTAGCTTTGGAAGTTCAATATCATTTCTCTTCAGCTCTTCTGCCAAACGTTTAGCCTCTATCTGCTCAAGCCGTAACTGCTCACGTTCCAGATCTGTCATATCAGCAATTGATTCATATGTTCCGACAGCTGCAAAAAGATCACCGTGCCTACGTTGCTCATTCGCTTCTCTTTGAGCTTCACGTGATGGATCCTTTTGAGCTTCGATGGCCGCTTTTGCTTTTTCGACATCGACACGACCATCGATCAATTCTATCACTCCTGATTTTACAAGTTTTCCAATGTAGGTATGGCTTCTATCAATCATTTTTGCAAATTTATTTTGACTTACCAACATTGTTTAAACTCCGATGGTATCGATGTTTGCAACGTTTCAACACCTGAGAGTTGACACCAAGTTGAAACACTTATGACTAGGAAACTTTCGGGGTCGAGCGTAACCCTCGGTGGTATATTTCTCAGAGGACCCGCGTTCATTTGGCTGTTCTCCAAGCGTGAGCTATGCCTTCAGACAGGTACCGCTGTGCGTTTCTTTCATAAACTTTCTCACCGATCTTGTTAAAGTCAAAACGTTTTTTGATACGAGCCTTATCCTCAAGCCAATACATAATTACAAGCTTCTTGCTTTTGCCTCTACCTTTGCGAACAGCGATAGCATCTCCCTTTTGTGTATGCATAAGGAATGACCCCTTTATAGCTCTTGGTTTACTTCCACGCTTTACCATGTCCTGCTTATTGCGCTTAACATCAGCAGTAGGTATAGCCAATCGTCCGCTTGATGATTTAACACCGCCCTCAGTATGTAGAGCCAACCAATCAGCGCGAGTGAATACGGTTGCTACCGGGTAGCTTTTATTTGCATATTTGATATTGAACCCGTATCTATTCTTTGGTTGGTACCATTTACCTCTAAGTGTGAACTCTTGTTTTGCAGACTCCAACTCACTCTTTCGAATATGTTCAGCGAGTTTGTTGAGCCCAATAGATATACCGTAAGTCGTTTGCTTCTCGATATTTCCCAACGATCTGCTGATATCATTCATCTTAATCGATATCATCGTTCTCTCTCTTTTTAAACTCTCTGATCTGATGAGCCAAACGTGAGTAAGATACTTCGAGTTGGGCACTCATAACTTTTATAGCATCCGAATGACACACACCCTGATTGATCAAACTGCAATACATATTCTCTCTCTCAGCATACGACTTCATAAGTTTTGGAATGTAGATAGTAAATCCTCCGAAGTGTTCGGCAATCTCTTGCATCTTATCCTCTCCAATAAGCTCTTTCAAATAGTCGTATGGTATTTGTGCCATTATGCAGCTCTCTTTCGTGATTTGATTTGAAGGTAGATAGTGTCGAATTGTGCTCTAAGTTTATCGGTGCTCTTAATGTTTGATCTCCAAAATGTACCATCAAACCAAGGGTTATCATCAAAGATCATCATAATCATGTTCTCGATGGCTTTGATCTCTCTATTATCTCTTTCTCTCATAAGCCTTACACTATCAGCCCACTTAGATAGGTTTGGTTTTTTCATTGATGGGTGTATTGTCGAGAGTTTAGAATAGAGCAACTCAGAGAGAGCCATATCTTCATCGCTAAAGGACGGAATCTTTGATTTCGGACAATAGTTATTTATATTACTATTAAATACTTCGCCCCGTGAGTGCCCCACTTCTGCCCCGCTGTTTTTTTCAAAGTCCGTATTTACCGTACTTTCAGAGGATAAATTAACATCACGACTGCCCCGCAACTGCCCCGCCTCTTTTTTTACCTGCGAATTGGTTAGCTCCCAAGCCGCGATAAAAAGCTCATATTGATACTTAAATTCTCTAAGCCAACGGCCTACAGTTCCTTTTCCTACGCCCCAACTCTCTACATAAAACCGTTCAGAATTATGCATCTCACTATTTACATCATCACAATATTCCCAGAACGCTCGCGCTTTTGCACGTTTACCATCTCTTTTGAGTTTGTCGGTGTAGTCGGTAGGTGCACGGAAGTAATGAATATGTAATCCCATCACTTGCCCCCTCTTAGTCCACGTGTATGTCGTTCACTCTTTGCTTTACTCTCTTGAATCTCATTGTTGATAGCCTCATAAAAGTCCTGTATCCATTTATTAGCTACAGAGACGCTTACTCCCCAGTTATTAGCGTAAGATGTGCACGGCGTGTGGAACTCCATACGGTAGCAATACTCCCAAAATGCGTGCGCTTTTCGTACTTCACCTTTGGCAATTAGAGCGTGGACATAATCGATCGATCCAAAATACATAATAACTCCTTACCCGATATACGGCATTGAGGCCGTTTGACATACATACTCGATCTGTACCGCTGTAGCACGTGCACTATGTTTCGGAGTAATCTGTCTCATAATCTTGAAATCATTGAGGATCATCATCGCCCCATAGTTGTCTTTTGTGAGGACAAACTGTCTCATATGCTGATTATCCATATCCAGTTCACCGGCACGAGCATTTTTATATACCTTGCTGATCTCATAGACTGTACGGCACGCATCTCCAAAAGCGGAAGCTCCTCTGATCTTTGATTTGATCGTATCATCATCATTCTTTTTGCTATGGTGCAGCAGGACGATCACTATCCCATCCTCAGCCGCCCAATCTTGCAAAGCGTTCATAAATACGTTTGCTTCGGTGTTCGAGTTCTCATCGCCGCCATAGAACGCAATCTTCCAAAAACGTTCATAGTCGAGTTTTCCATCAACGACGATAGGATTTGGACGGGTAGTGATGATGTGAGCATTACGGTAATCAGATAGTGTGGAGTTTAGAATATCTGTAGCGATAGATTTTGCGCGGGATCTTGTTTGGTAATCAGGATCTTCAGAGAGCCAAAGAGCCGCTTTAGAGTTTGCATTTTCCATCAGGTAACGAAACCCGATTTGTAATGCAGTCCAACTCTTACCCGTTCCCCCAGGTGCTCCGATCATCGATACGGTACCAACAGGAAATGGCATCCAGTTACGCAGGACAAATTTAGTTTCACCGTCTGGAATATCACAAACTGAAATGATCCGCAAATCAGTCGCTACATGCGTCTCGATCATACGGTTTAATTCATTCGCATATTCTGCGGCTTTGTTCATAACATCAAACCCGTCCATAGCTTTGATACGTGCACCGATGGAGATCATCTTACGTGCCAGGGCTCGCTCTTTTATCACGCTCACATACTGATTGATATTGCTGATAGGGTTAGAGGTCATCACCTCCATCATCGTTCGCTCATCGAATTTGTTGATGCTTACGAGTTTGGTTTGGATGAACAGCTCATCTATTGG